AATCGCGCCGTTCCTTCACCCTTACCGCCCACATAAGCCGCCGTCTTTTCGTTCACGTAGTCAAATATAAGTTTTGGCTCTGAAAGTGTATTAGCTTCAACCGATAATGTTATTGATTCCCTCAGGTCATTGCCCCTTTGGTCTGTGAACGTCTTGAACGTGAATGGTAAACTCCCATCATAGACCGTATCAAATGTGATCCACGTGCCAGCATTACGGGATTGGTCTACCAATGCCTGAATAGTGGTAAGTACCTGTTGTCTGCTAAACGCTTTTGTGACACTTGCCCCAGCTCCGTCATCACCATCTATGGTGAATAATGTGCTTGCCAGATTGCGAGCTGCTACGGTTGCACTTACAAAGTTTTCATCGATGATTTCTTTTATCATGTCACATGCAACGCCTGATTTTGTCGCCTGTGTTGATTCGGCTGCGTATTCTACCTCACGCCCGTCAATGATGTAATTGCTATCAATACCCATGAGGTATATTAAGTCCTTACCCTGTGAGTCCCTGAAGAAGTCCAAATATCTCAGGAAGTAAGCCGTCTCGCCGTCCAGTGTAATCGTGCCGTCACCATTATCGCGCCATATCTCAATTAACATGTCCTTATAAAAATCGTTAGGCGTCAGTATTTGCGGAATCGTAATCTCACAAGGCATCATAGCCCTGTCCATACGTCCAGCCCGTAAGCTGTTTACGCGTGTAAATCTTGTATTTGGCAGTTCAATTCCCGTATCAGTCTTTATGATAATCTGATAACTACTCATATTGTGCCGCGTCCAATCCGTGCAAGCGTGTTTTGTATTTGATTACACCTTTAGCGCTTGCATCTGTACCCGTCATGAATACCGCTATTCTGTTGTCACCCGGAATAAGTGGGAAGTCTAAGTTACTACCCTTCACTAAGTAGCCTTTGACATTGCCCCTGAAATTGGATTCCATTGTCAACTTGTCAGGACGTAAGTCCAATGTGATGACTTCGCCTGAAAGTAGAGTCAGGCTGTTGAAAAAGAACGCCTTGCCTGTGTTGTAATTGCGAACTTGCTGCAATGCACCAATGCCAGTAAAGTCTAATACCGGGTAAGATGTAGCTGATGGATTGTTGACGGTTGTCACACCTGCGACGGTTGCCGTTCCAGCGGAATTATATCCAACATATAAATTTTGTCTATTGTCAAAAAATAAATCAAAAACGGATGCCGTAAGCGGTAGATTTATATCTAATGATCTACAAATACCATTGCCAATATAAACAGCAACCCTGTCTAATAATGATATATCACCAGCTGTTGTAAATGTTCCACCAAAAATAATAATATTATTTATTTTACTAATACTATAAACCGCAGAATTGATATTATCTATAGGATATGTAAATTTTATTCCATTCCATATGGCAAATTTATTGGTAAATAATCCTCCTAAATAAAGCAGACCATTATCATCAAAATACAGACTATAAACGACACCATCAAGCCCTGTAGATAGCGAAACAAATGCAGTGCCAGTCCACATAATGATTCTGTCACCGTTTGCATCACCAATATCTGTAAAATTTCCACCGATATAAACATTATTATTATTGTCTATTGCCAACGCCTGAACACTAACAGTAGAAATTCCAGTTGATAATGGAGTCCAGACAGAACCATCCCATTTTGCAATTCTTGCTGTATTGGCAACGCCTCCCATAGTTGTAAATGTTCCACCGGCATATAAAATACCATTGCCGTCAATTGCTATGGCATAAACATAGCTTCCTGCACCTTGTGCGCCAGTTCCTAAACTAGATAATGTGGAACCATCCCATTTTACAATTCTATCTCCATTTGCATCTCCAGCGTCTGTAAAAAAACCACCAATATAAAGATTTCCGACTGCATCAAAGCATAATGCTCTAACTTCCGTAGTTAATCCAGCCGTTACTACTACCCAAGTTTGAGTAGACTCGTCCCATTTTGCTAAACAATCTGCATCTGGATCACCACCTATATTTAAACCAGTACCACCAATATAAATTTCTTTCGTGATCGGGTGTTGGGCTATTGCAAGGACGACACCAGTAACCCCTGCCATACTATGCCATACGCCGTCCCTATCCTGATAAACAATATAATCAGCATTGGTTAATTCTGCGTTCAATTCCAGTTCTGCCCCTGTGTCACCTTCAACCTCAAGCGCAACATCCGACAACCGGAATGTAATATCTGCAAAGTGTGCAAATCGCATTTGTGGAGCTGTGTCAAGTCCTGATACATATTGGCATTTTATGTCTACCGGTTCACTTGCCAGCTTGCCAGCGTCATCATAGCCCTGATAGCGTAATACCAACGGTTGCGGGTATCCCGTCACATCCGGCTTGATAAGGTTCAATAACGCCCGTCGTTTCGCCTGAATATCGCCAATATGCGAACCTTCGAATACCACCCTCAGCGTGAAATAGCGTGATAAGTAATTGGAATATAAATAAGTCTCGCCCCCACTTGTCAGCGGTACAGCCACATTATCAACAGGTGCGACTCCCAAGCCTTCTAGCAGAATATTCTTACAATAGGCGGAGATGTCTACTAATTCACCGCCCGCCCGTGTGTTAGCAGTCCTTACGCTGGTACTTGCGTTTTCCTGTCCGCTCCAATAATATTCAAGCACATTGCCCGTGTTGATGTTGCCTTCCACGTCACCATCGATGTAAGTAGTGGCAGCGGTTCCCGTCTCAATCTGTACACCGTCCACATAAACGAATATGCCAGCCGTGCCATTGATACCAGTCTCGGATAATGTTAGCGTACCAACCAAATCACCACCAACAGGCGTGATATAAGCAGATATTCTCTGCCACTTGTCACGGATGGTCATGTCAGGTTTGCCAGCGGTCACGCTTGAGCCTGCGTAATCAGTCCATGTTAAGGTCAATTCTGTACCATCATAAGCGGTCGGAATGTAAACATCCATTGAGCCAACATAAGCAACCGCTGTAAGTGTTTGAGCATAGGATAGCATCAAGTCATTGTTACCATAGGTAGCCTTACAAGAGTACACGCCACGTCTTGCCTGTGTCGCTGATTGTGCGATGGTATTCGTTCCACCTGTGGTATAGCCCGTCGTGCCTGTCTCAAAACTCGGATTCGTAACAAGGTTTGTCGCTGCCTTTGGACTGATTGCAAATAGTTTGTAATTAGTTAGTGTCATAGTGCCCTACCCTGTGCTCTCTGTATGCTGTACTCAATCAAGTCAGCCCGTGTGTTTGTGTAGATTGTCTGTTGTTGGATTGTCACGCCGCCCTTACCGCCGATTTCGACGCCGCTTGAGCGCATCGCTTCGACAATCTGTTGTGCGTTAACTACCTGTCCACTGGAGGGTGTGATAAACATTTCAGGACGTCCATATTCGCCCCATTGTGTCATCTGACCCGCTTTGACACCACCACCGAGGGCGCGTGATTCAAAGTTAGCACCAGAACCACCACCCATTGATGTAATCGTTTCTATGCCTTCTAATCCATGAATATTTACCCATAAGTCAAACGTTTTTTGTGCTGGGATGTTTTTTATTTCCTTGTTTACGTTGAGAATAAGTTGATAATATTCCTCTTCACTGATTAGTTTTTTATCAAGCCACTCTTTATATAACTTTGTTTTTTCGGTAGCCAATACTGTACTTTCGTCTACAAGCCCCATAGCATAAGCCAAATCAAGCGCCTGCTCGTCTGTTAATCCTTGTGAAGCGATAGCAAATAATAATTCTTCGCTATATTCTCGCATTGCATCGGCTGCGTTATTTGTGGCGTCTTTAAGTAATTCAACTCCACCAGCTAAATCTTCGGCACCAGTTTTGGCGGCTAACAAATCGTTAATTGAGTTGTGTGACGCCTTTGTTAATGCTTCCGTGCTATATGTTGCGCCCCATTGTTCTTCGGTCAATAAACCAACAGCAACCATCCATTTGTGAACCTTGTCGATGTTCTCAGGAAGTACTGTATTTTGTATAACATACATTTTTACAGCTTCGGCTTGTTCATCTGTCAAAACTTTAGCAGCTACAGAAGCCCGTAAAACTTCTTCAGTATATTTATCGTAACTACCAGCCGTTTTTGCTACGTTTTCTTTATGTTCTTGAAACGCCTTGT